AAAGAGTAAAACCTAACCGTGTGGGGGGGGGGGGGGCCCCCCCCCTCTCGTTATTTTTTTATTTTGAAAGGAGAAAAAATATGAAAACAAAACTTCGGCGGTTTTTGTCAATCCTCTCCGCTATGGTGCTTATGGTCTGCTGTGCCGTTCCTGCTTTTGCTACTGATATCGGCACTTCTTATACTTCGTGGAATGATACTATCAAACAGAATGTTTTTTCTTGTATTCCTGATAGTGACAAAACCGATTATTATACTGTCTTTGCCGCCCCTAACGGCAGTGGTTTTACGTATACTATTATATTTTGTAAATCTAGTTCTTCTATTACTTATTTTGGTAACAATCTTCATTGCTTTGTATCAAAAACTGATTATAATGCTTTTGCTTGTGTTCTCGTTACTTCAGAAAACAAACCTATCTATGATGATACTGCTACTCGTTGGTTTTCTTTAAATGGCGTTTATTATGACCATGAGCAGTACGATTATTCAGGCGGTCAATACAAGGTTATATATAGTAACGTTCCTGTTTTAAATTGGGAAGATAAGAAAACACCTGTTTGGGAAGACCCTAACGCTCCTATTGTTCCCTTTTCCGTTCAGTATTCCCGAAAACTCACAACAGGTATGTCACGTTCGGGAACATTGTCCGCCCCGGGTGCAAAAAATGACGGTGAAACTATAACAAACAACAATATTGATGTTACTGTCAAGCTTACTGACGAATACAAGCAGGCTATGCAAAAGGCTCTTGATAAGGACCCGAAAGCAACGCAATATACATATCAGTATGTATTGTTCATAACACCGTATGATCCGAATATTTTCGGCACTAAAAAAGCTATGGACGGAGCGATTTATACTTTTCTTGATAAGTCAAAATACGTACTTACAACAGCTTACGGAAAAACAAAACCCAATACAACAACAGATTCAAAGTATGATACTGTTAGTACACCCGACAGTTCGTCCACTGATACATCTTCAAGTAACGTTGGTGAAATGACCTCTGAAAATGCTGACGGCGTTGCAAATTCGGCTTTCTGCAATGGTGTTACACCGCTTTTCGGTCTGCCTATTGCCAATGGTGCGAATATGACTAACACGCACACGATAAATCTTGAAAATATCAAAGGCTCTGACAAACTCGGTGAACAGGATATCTTGTATATCGTGGTTGTTGGTAAACGTTATCTGTATGAAACAGGTGCCGAGGGTTACGCAAAGGACTTTTACGCCAATAATGCAGAGTTTAAGACCTTTTACAAAGAGCTACCCGACAACGCCGTAGCAAGCAAGATAAATGGCTTGTATGGCGGTAATGGTTACGATTTTTACACCGTTGTTTCTGACGGCTTTTCATTCAAAGATTATCCCGATTATAAACCATTAGAGATAAACGGCGTTGAATACCCTACGGATAAGCCTATTTCAGATATGCTTGATGACCCTTTTCCACCTAGTAAGATTACTGACTATGACGGACTTGAAAACGGCACAGACTTTGACACAAAAGAAGATTTTGACGAATACATAAGAAATAAGACTTATGATGAAAAATTCGGCTCATTTAGCTTTGACCTTTCTGACATATCATCTATATTTGACAGTACATCAGATTTCTTTAAGTTTATGACCGCAAGTATTGGTCTTATGCCGTCTATCTTTATTACTGTGCTTATTGCGTTCTTCACTATTATGCTTGCTATTTGTGTTGTTAAGTGGGCTATAAAATAAGGGGGCTATTTATGAACTTCTTTGATACAATGAAAGCTGTTTTCGGTGCTATATGGAATATGTTCGGACTTCAACTTCGTTTTGGTCAGTATAGTTTCACTCTTGGTGCTATGTTTATTGGTCTTTTTGTTATCTCCTGCTCTATCGCTTTGTTACATTATTTGCTTAATGGTGATTAATATGTTAGATTTCTCAGTATATTTGTTTTTATGTTTCATAATAATGCTTATTCTATGGCATTACAACAAGAAAGGATATTGATATGTTAGCTATACTCAAACTCTTTGTGATGATACTTTTTGTTGTCCTTTTTTTCTCTGCCCTCTGTGGTGTGGTTGTGTTTATTTCTGACATCAAGCGGTTTAAGCTTGATACACAAATGAGCCTGCCACGCCAAAAGCTTATAGAGCGGTATGTAGATCAACAGGAACTTGAAAAGGGCGGTGATAATAATGTTGTATGATGTTCAAAATTCTTGTTACCAACTTCTTAAACTCTTAGGCTGTGATTTGTCCGCAATAGACACTATAACAACTTGGAAACAGTTTGGTGTCCTTTGCATAGAGTTCATTTTCGCCTGCATAATGCTTTATCTTCTGTGGAAGATGTTGTATAACGCTATGATACGTTTCTTCAATCCTCGGAGGTGGTAGTATGTTGACAGCCTTTATTATGTGTTTTGGTATCCCTTGGGTTATATTTTTTCTTTTTTGGAAAGGCGATGATGATTAATGGTTATCTTAGATTATTTCGTCCGTCTGCCCGCCCTCACGGCTTATGTTGCATATGACAAAGCCACCGCCCTTTATTTCAACTGGAAACAGCTTTTTCAAGGTTGGGGTATACATTTATACGTCGGAAAATTCGGTGCAGGTAAAACTTCTCTTATGGTTACTGAGGCGTACAAGCTGTGCTGTAAGTATCCGCAACTTCATATCGTCACAAATATCAAGCTTTCGGGCTTTCCCGAATATACAAAGATTTATCCCCTTAACTCTCCGCAGGATATCTTGAACGCTCCTAAAAATACTTTAGTCTTGATTGACGAGATAGGAACGATTTTCAACAGCCGTGATTTTTCGGGCGGTCGCAACAGCGTTCCTAAAAGTCTTTATCAGCATTTGTGCCAATGCAGAAAACGTCGTATGATGATACTTGCAACAGTTCAGCGGTTTAACCTCTTAGACAAGCAGATACGTGATATAACCGCTGATGTTACCGCCTGCCGAACACATTTCAGACACCCTTTTACACGACTTATGACAGGCTATAAGTACGATATAGAGGAGTATGAAATGTATTCCGAAAATCATTCATATACGCCTGTGTGTTCGTCCACGGTCACACATTTGCAACGTAACCAGTACCGCAAGCTTTACGATACTTCGGAACTTGTAACGAATATGCTCAACAAAGATTACATATCTGATGACGAAATATTGCGTAATCGTGATAGTGAGAGCAATAATATACCCCTTGACCGCAAACAGAATAAGCGTATGAAAAAAAAAAAAAAAAGAAAAAAAAACCACCGCTGAGGTTGCCTTTAGGCTCTCAGCGGTGTTCTATGCTATTGAATATTGTTGTATTTTTCATCAATAAGTATTTGTTTTATCTCCTGCAACTCCTTGTTAGTTTTGCTCGTGTTTATCGCTGTGCATACTATGGCTATAAATAGCACCAGGTTTATTATAATGCTCACTATCGCAAAACCTAACAGCATTGTTGCCAATGCCTCACTTGAATTGATTATCTCACTCATTTTTTACCCCTCACTTATGTTGCTTAAGTATTCTGTTAGCAATTTTTCAATGATTTTTGCTACACTTGTTTTCTCCTTGATTGCTTGTATCTTCGCTTTTTCAAGAATGTCTTGGTCAATCGTTGTTGTGAATTTTACTTTTGACATTGAAATCACTCCTTTGCCTAAGTATATCACACTTTCACTAATACGTCAATACGTATATTTTGTACAAATTATTATACGTATATTCGTGTAATTTGCCTATTGTAATATACGTATATACGTGTTATAATGGCATTGATAAAACAAATAGAGAAACGAGGTAAATAAAAATGAGAGAAGTTGCATTAGTTGTTGATGAGTATGGTAATGAAATATTCTTCGGCGAAACTATTGGAGAGTGCAGAAGATATTGTGATGAACATCATATTACTGGTGAAAATGGTGAATATATTGCTGTTGGAGATTTTGATGATGAAACTGCATCTTTTGAAATGTTTGACTATGAAAGTTTACCTCTTACACCGATTTTATAGATATTATCTATGTGAAATCTATCATGCGAACGGCTGGGGGTGAATTGCGGATTGTTGGAATTGTTGGAATGTTGGAAACAACAGCTTACAGGTTTTCAACATTTCAATGATTTCAATGATTCGCAAGAGGGGAACGCCGTTCAAGATTCCCCCTCTTTACCTATGGTTATGACGAAAGGACGATTGAAAATGAAAACTTCGAATCAGCTTGCAAAGTATCGTGAAAGCCTTGTGAAATATGCTCTTAAGTACGGAGTTACAAAAACCGCTATCAAGTACAATACAAATAGACAATATGTCTATCGTTGGAAAAACCGCTATAACGGCACTACAAAGAGCCTGCTTAATCGTTCTCACCGCCCTAACTCTTTTCCTACTGCTCATACAGAAAGTGAAATAAAACTCATTAAGAGTTATCACCGCAGAAACAAGCACACAGGGCTTGTAATGCTCTATGTTAAGCTTGTACAAGCAGGCTACAAGCGTTCTATCACAAGCCTTTACAGACAGCTCAGAAAGCTTAACGCTATTACTGTAAAGCTACCAAATCCGAAGATAAAGCCAAAGAAATACGAAACAATGTTTTATTGCGGTCAGCGTGTTCAAATTGATGTTAAAGTTGTTCCGACTTCTTGCATTATCGGTATTGAAAAATACTATCAGTACACCGCAATAGACGAGTACAGCCGTAAACGCTTTCTAATGGCGTTCAAAGAGCAAAGCACATATAGTACATATCAATTTGTTAATGCCTTGCAGAACGCTTGGAAGTTCAAAATAGAGTGCATACAGACCGACAACGGCTCTGAGTTTACAAACCGCTTTACCACAAATAAGGATAAGCCCTCGTTGCTTGACCTTTGGTGTGAACAACATAACTGTATACATAAGCTTATAAAGCCTATGACGCCACGTCATAATGGCAAGGTTGAACGCTCTCACCGCAAGGATAACGAATACTTTTACGCAACACACAAATTCTATGATTTTGAGGACTTCAAGCGACAGCTTAAACGTTGGAACTATCAGTATAATAATATTCCAACTCGTTCTTTAGATTGGAAAACTCCACAAAGTGTATATAATGACTATATTAATTTTGGTGAAGTATACGAATTTAAATATAATAAATAAAAAAATGTGTAACACATCATTGACAAACCAACAAAGTATCTATTTTACATAAAACATTTTTATCACCTCCCGTCTGTTGTAATTTCACCTCAGTCCCCAAGCTCCTTGACAGCTGCGATAGCGCAGTCAAGTACAGCTACGATGATAGCCGTAAGGATCGTCTTTCCCATTTTTATCACCTCCTAGTCTATTGTGATCTCGTCACAGCTCTCAATTTCCTTAACAACTGCTATCGCACAGTTAAGTGCCGATAAAAGGATAGTTGTAAGTATCTTTTTTCTCATTTTCATCACCTCCCGTCTGTTGTTATTTCATCTCATTCCCCAATCTCCTTGACAGCTGCGATAGCACAGTCAAGTACAGCTACAATGATAGCCTTAAGGATCGTCTTTCCCATTTTTATCACCTCCTGTCTGTTGTTATTTCATCTCATTCCCCTATCTCCTTGACAGCTGCGATAGCGCAGTCAAGTACAGCTACAATGATAGCCGTAAGGATCGTCTTTCCCATTTTTATCACCTCCTGTCCTTTGTTCTGTATACATTATACCACCTTATCATCGTCAACAAAAGTGTAATTTTCAAAAACTTTTTTATCTATGTTTTGGCACATTTATCACGTTTTTACGGCATTTATATCACAATTTCAACAAAATAATTTTCTATGATATTGACAAAAAGTACATTTGTGATATAATGGATACAAGAGGTGATAAAAATGAGCATGACCCCAAGCACATTTCTGCCCAAGCGTGAGGACGGCGTACCATATATCGCAGAGGTGCAATCCATACCCCTCTCACCCTCTGCATATTCCGTCATTATCAGGGACAAGTCCATATTTGAAACAAGCCTTTCCCCTAACGGCAGCGTATCAATGTCCTCATTTCTCACAAGTATATTTGATTCAGCATATATCGCATCATTAAAATACAAGAGTGACGATAACTATAAATATATTGGTATCCCACTTCTGAACGCATTCGTAGAATGGCAGATCAAGGAGATCAATGACGGCCTTGATGATAAAAGCAAGGAGATAATAAAAAGCTATCTTATCTCAAAGCTCTCTGCAAAATACGAAAAGACCAAGACCGAAAATGCAGTGCGAGTAAGGCTCAGCATATGCCGTGACCTTTACGATACACTGAGCAGTGATGACCTTTATTATGAAAACAAGGTGTACAGCTCGACCCTAAGAAGATTTCTGAAAGCCGTGTATGAGGTCTATGCCCTGCTGTCAGATTGCGAACGTGAAAGGCTCCTTTTCGCCGACAATATCATAAAAATAAATGAAGTCATCAAACAAAACGGCAGCAGATATTACAGCTTCATTTACGCATATTCTAATATGTACAGCCGTGAAAAGCACCGCATAAGGCTTATCCCCTACCGTATCGTCAGCGACGAATATAAGATGTATAATTATCTTGTCTGCCTGTCCGACGAAAAAAGCGCAGGCAAAGAGTTCAAAGCCGACAGCTATCGCATAAGCAGATTGAGCGGACTAAGCATTGCAGAAAAGCTCAGCCAAAAGGAATACTCCTCCGTCACCGAATACGAACGGCTGAAAGAGGTTCACGTCAAGTCCGTGAAGCACCTACTCAGTGACCCACGTTTTGGCAGTGATGAGAGCGATATCTCCAAAGTGTACCTCACCGAAAAAGGCGTTGAAATGTTCGGCAAAATACTCTATCAGCGCCCCATACTGAAAGGCAATGAAAAGCCCAAGCCCAACGCTGTCAACGAGTTCATCTCCCCGCCTATCCAAGTCAAATACTATTTCAATAAGTTCGGCAAAGACGGCGTTATCCTATCCCCAAGCGACTCGTTTGAAGAAATGAGAACGCTGTATGTCGAGGGGGCAGAGGCGTATAACCGAGAAGTTGAGATGTGAGAATATAAATGAAAATTATAGCAAAAAAACACCCCTATACAGAAATATACTCATGATATCATAAATAGTCAGGCTCATGAGAAGAGTGAATATATGAGTTTATCTTTATAAAACAAACCGACCCCCCTCCCCCCACTTTTTTTTCTCGCAAAAAAGGGGGGGG